CCGTTTGCCACGATGTCGCTGACATTCGAAATGCTGGGGTCAACGCCGTAGATTGTCGCGGCCATCTTCGTGATTGAGAATATGCCGCCGGGAGGCAATGCGTCCACGTAGTTCGCCACGGCCACCTGGATGGCGGACGTCAGCGCGTTCTTGTTGCCGCTGGACACGGTGATCAGGCACGTGATTACGAGGTCGGTGACAACGGGGGGTTGCACGGAGAATGTGCTGCAAATCGGCCGGACCAGGTCGACCGCCCGGTAGATGGCGGCCAGCAGGGGGGCCGGGGGATGGCCGCTGCCATCGTCAACCCAGATAACGAAATGGCCGTAATCGGTGTTGCCCTGTTCGTCGACATTTTCCTGCACGACGCATTGCAGGCCGGCCTGCACGGCTTCCGCCGCGGCGAGGACCGCCAGCAGCGTGCTCTTGGTGAGCGATCCGATGTAGGCGACAAACCGGAGCTTGAGGGCGGCATCAGTCTCGCCGTCATTGCCTCCGATGAAGGGCGCCGCGTTGGTCAGGGCGTCCACCGACTGGAGGTTGTCACCTGCCAGGGAGACGGCGCCCGCAATCACGTTGCCGATGGACCCTGGGGTGGTGCATTGGACGGGCACATCGATGGTGGCCACGCCATTCGGGATGATATAGGCGCCAGCCGTTCCCGTGGACGGCGACCAGTATGCGTTCGTCGCGTCGGCGGTGATGGCATACGTCACGCTTCCGTCGCCCGTGCGGACGGTGGCGCCGACCAGAATGGTGGCAGATCCGATGGGGGAGAACCGCATCAGCGTGACGATGCCCGTCGAGGCGACCGACGGATCCCTGACGAGGCCATAGTCGCCGACGAAGGTGTCCACGTCGGAGCCGAAGCAGGTCGCCAGGCGGCTAGCCTGCAGCACGAGGTAGGTGTTGTTCTGCTGATACGACCACTGCTGGCCGCTGCCGTAGAGGATGGCACGGGCAGGGCTGCCGACACTCAGGTCGAGCAGCTGCGCGCACGCAGCCTGGGCCGCCGCCGCCATCCCGGAAATCATTCCCTGCAGGTTGGTCAGCGACAGCAACATGGGGATGACCTCAGAAGTATGAGCCGCCTGCCGGCGGCACGGTGAACGTCAGCAGCTGCGGTGTTTCCGGGTCGTATTTCTCGGTGTAGGCGATGGTCACCACGACGGAGCCGATGCGGTTCGACGTCACGGACACGGAGGTCACGGCCTGCACCGTCTCCTCGGCCTGCGCCTGGAGCGTGACTACCGCGGTGAGCGCCGGGATGTCGGGCGGCTGCCCGACGTATGCTCCGAGGCCGGCTCCGTAGGTCAGGTCTTCGAGGTAATCGCCGGGGTTCGTCAGCAGGCGGCGGATCAGCCTCTGCTGCGTCATGCCGGACGCCGCCACTAGCTCGATTCCGCCCGTGGGAGACAGCGAAAGGTCCCCGCCCCAAGGCAGGTTGAGGTCGGCCATTCCGTACATCGGGCGGACCCTTATTTCGTCAGGTTCGGGGTGCTGGTGTCGGCGCCGCCTTCCTGCACACCGCCATGCAAATGGTCGTTGTGAACCGTGCGTAGGTCGTCGAGCGAGCCGTGGGAGCCGGCCAGGTCGAGGATTTCGCCCTTCGTCCTCAGGGCGCCCGTCGAACCGTCTTTGGTCCCCTCGATATTCTGATCGCCGGTTACCGTGAGGTTCCCGTCCAAAATCATGTCACCCTTGAACAGGAACTGGGTCGCCTGGGCGTGGATGCTGCCGCCAGTGATGTGGATCCAGGCGCCGTCGGTGAATACGGCAAATTCCCCGGGCTGCACGGCCTTGCCGGTTGCGGGGGAGACGGGCGGGCGGTCCACCGCGGAGTAAGTGCGGCCGACGACAACGGGCTGGTCGGCATCGCCGTGCGGGAATACCACCACGAGCTGGTCGCCGACCGATGGCGGGAAGACGCAGCCGAAGCCGCCTCCGGTGGCGAAACACGCCCCGTCAGGCACCCATCCGGTGAGGATTCCCTCCGGCTGGATATTGAGGCGGAGAGCGTGGTTGTCGGGGTCCACTGATTCGACCGTCGCAAACCTGGGCGTGGCCAGGGACGCGGCAATCGATTCGGCGTCGCGCCTGATGGCGTGACGCATGATATTCATCTCGCGCGACATGACGGAGGGGTATCCTGACTGAATATAGCAAGGGCTGGCGCACGTGGCGAAGGAAATCTTTCAGCCGACCTGCGTTTCGCTCTGCGTGGTGTGGTTCTTGACGTGGACGGTCTGACGGATGCCGCTGTCCACCGAGAATTCCCGCTCGATGGTGTCAACATAATAGCGCTGGTCGAAGCTCGTGCCCGTGCCGCTGATGGCGACGATGCTGCGCGCGTCCATTTGGAGCTCTCCAGGCATGGTGAACGACGCCAGGCGCTCGTGCTTCACAATGTCGGCATACTGGGCCTCCACATAGGCCAGCGCGGCCGCCGGGGACGCGAACACGCGCGGGGTCAGCACGTACTCCTGGGCGGTGGCCTTGGCGCCGGGAGGGTATTTAATCTCCTGGGCGGATTTCCCTTTGGCGTTCCAGATCCGCATGACGACCTTGATATCCTTGGCCAGCGTCAGGGAACGCTCCAGCTTCAGGTCCTCCACCAGCGCGGTGGGATAGACGGCTGATCCGGACGGAGGCTTCCACACCAGGGTGAGCGGCGTCGCGGCCTCCGCCGTTACGGCTTTCCTGAAGTGAAGGGTGGTTCCCTGCACCCAGTAGTCGGCGCCCACATGCTTCGCCAGGTAGACGAGCAGATCATGCTCGGTGGTTTCCCGACTGAAGCTGTCGGCGGTAAGCTTGTCGTGCTCCATCTGGTAGAATTGCCCGGCCAGTGTGGAGAAGTCGTCCACGTCGGCGGTCAGCCCGTGCCGTCCGGCAAGCGTCTGGACGATGGAGGTCACCGTCCGGTTGCGGAAACTTTCCTTGGTTTTGGCGTCAATCAGGCGGGCGGACAGGTCACGGCCGCTGATGTCCACGCTGCAGTTGAGCGGGTCGATGCTGATCCTGTCGACCTCCCCGATGAAAACGCTCTGCCATGCCGGCGCGGACGGGGAGGCGCCATCGGCCGTGATGCACGCCTGCACCTCGACGAGCACGGACGGCCCGGCATCGGACCACACTGCCTTCTGTCCGGGGTCCGCGCTGAGCGACAGCCGGGCGTTCATGGTGTCCGGCTGGTAGTGGTTGTTGCTGTGGACGCTGGCGCTCTCGCACCCGGCGAGAGGCGTGCCGTTGACCAGGAGGCGCCACCGCGGCTTCTGCAGCGTCCACGGGATGATGGGCCAGTTGCTTCCGGACATTGCGGTGCGCCTTACTGCTGCGGAGCGCCGCCGGAATAGGACGGATCCCAGTCTGGCACGGTGATCTTGATGGGAATGTCGTTTGCCAGCATCGGATCGGTCATGCCGTTGGCGTTGGCGAGCACCAGCCAGGCGGAGGCGTCGCCCCACTGGACGGCGGCGACCTTGAACAGGCTGACATCGGCCTTGGAGACGTAGATTTGCGTCGGCATGGAGGGTTTCTCTCCCCGGTCAGGCGGACGCCATGTTCTTGATGGAGCGTCCGACGAAGGCTGCTGCGGTCGCTGCGGCGGCGATGGCGCCCTGGGCCGACACCGCGGAAAGCAGCCCGCTGGCGCCGCCGAACACCTGGCCGGATGAGGCGGCCGCCGTGCTGATGGCTGAAATCGACGCGTCGGCGGTGGTCGCCATGGATCCGATGGCGGAGGCAGCCGAACCAAGCGCGGATGTCACTCCCAGGGCTGCGGGGCAGGCCGCGGTCAGGGTGGCAATTGGCAGCGCGGCCTGCACCGCCGTGACGGCGGACTGCACACCAGCCGGCAGGTTGTCCAGGCCGAGCGCCGATGTGATATCCCCTGCAATCTGGGCAAGCAGCCCGGGCTTCGCGGCGGACGCCCCGGTGATGACGGCGCACGTGATTTTGTAGGGGATCACCGCGCCCATGCGCGTGTAATCCGGCGCGAAGTCCTTGATGATCACTTTCCTGGAGAAGCCGGCCCAGGTCAGCATGACGGACGACCCCGTCTGCCGGATGGCGTCAATCTTCAGGGCGCGGGAAACCGCCGACGTCCCGGTGAAATACCCGGACCACTCGATGTCACGTTCCTTGGGGCCGAGTGCGTCGATGATGACGCCGCCACCGGGCAGGAAGTGCTCCGCCACGCGCTGGCTGCCGCCGAACGGCATGCGCTCGGGCACCTCCATTCCCTGGAAGCCGACGCCGCCGAGGCTTACCGCCGGACCCGCCAGGGCATTCGACACGCCAGAGAACGCTCCCAGGGCAGCCGCGATTGTCCCGCTCATGTGGTGATGATCCTCAGTCCGGTTCGATGGTGCCCGTCAGGCGCTGGACGACGGCCTTCCCGACCAGGGTGGCAATCTTCTCGGCATTGCGGAAACCCGCGGGACCAAGGAAGGGCCTGGGCGCCAGGTTGTTGCCCGGGTCGCCGAATTCCTGCGCTCCGGCATAGACGCAGTCAGATCCGACGGTGGCCTCGCCGCGCTTGACGGTGTAGCTGATGGAATCCCGCAGCGTCCCCTCGCGCATCAGCGGGTTGTCTTCGGATTCCGTGGCATACCCGAGGGGTATTTTGCCCTCGAACCAGACGCCGTTTCGCGGGCTGCGCCCGCCGTGAAGCGTGCTGTCGTGCAGCGGCTCCCATCCGGGGAAGGGTCCGACCGCATCCTGCTGGTGGCCGAACTGCGCCTTGGCGTCCTCGGCCACCAGCTTGGCGGACTTCGTGAGTGCCTTGGTTTCCGCCGTTGGGATGCCGAGGATGACTTCGCCGAGGTGCGCGGCAAACCCGAGCAGGCTGAATTCCCGGGCCGTGGTGAGGTTGAGTTCCGCGCTCATGAGAATGCCGTGACCCCGGGCTGAAGTGGGACGGTGCGGAGGTCGTAGCCGGAGCCGGAGCCGCCGGACGGTCCGGACATGCTCTTGCCCTGTTCCTCGCTGACCGCGCGGGCGAGGACCCTCTTGTCGAGCTCAATGCTTGACAAAACAACGACCTTCTGCCCCTGGTCCCTGGGGACGCTGTCCAGGTAGGAAGTCTTCTGTCCGGCACCGGCCGTGCCGTTCTTGTTGTCCATGTAGTGCTTGACCTGCTCCTGCATCCTGGAATAGATGGCCTCCTTGCGCGCCGCCTCGGCGGCCTTCTCGTCCGGCGTCAGGCTCCGTCCAAAGATTGCGCCCGGGCCGTAGGTGTTGTCATAGACCCCGGCGAGAAAGCCCTGCGTCTTCGTTGCAAGCGACGCCAGTGCGGTGCCCAAACCGGGGAGGGCAACCGCCAGGGCCGTGATGCCGGCGGCGATGACGACCAGTCCGATAACCGGGGACGACAGCGCGGCGAGGGCTCCGAGCAGCGGGGCGAATACAGCCGCGCCGACTGCGACGGCTCCTCCCAGCGCCATGACGGCGGCCACCGCGGCGACTGCGGCTTCGATTTTCAGGACGGTCCCCTGGTTGTCCTTGTCTGAGGCGGCCTTGGCCAGGTTGTTGAGGACGCCGGTAATCCGGGTCATGATTCCGATGGCCGGGTCCCACAGCGGGTCACCGAGAGCCGTCTTCAGGCTGTTGAGCGCTTCATGCAGCGCCTTCTCCTGGAGCTCGGGGTTGGTCTTCATCTGCTGCTGGTAGGTCTGCTCGTATCCGGGGACCGCATCGTAGTTGGCCTGCGCCTTCGCCATGCCGACGCGGTTGGCGAACACGGACAATGACCGGCGGGCCGTCTCCACGCTCTCGTTTTTCTGGATCCAGTCGCGGATGGCTTCCATCGCGCCCTGATCCATGATGCTGTTGTAGTGCAGCACCTTCAGCACCTTGGGAATCAACTGCTTCTCGACGTAGTCGTTCACGCCGCCGGGGCCGCGCATAAGCGCGTCTCCTTCCTTGTTGAGCGTCGCCTTCCTGTCGGTGCCCTTGCCCTCCCAGTGCATCAGCCCGGCGTCAACCCACGCCTGCTGCCGCGACTTGCCGACGATGCCGGACTGGATCGTGCGGTAGTCGGCGGAGCTGCCGGTGCCGGCGCGCGGACCGCCCTGCTCGATGGCAGCCATCAGCATGTTGCGCCAGAACTGTCGATAATCCTGCATCTGGGCGCCGACGCCGGCCTGCTGGAGCATGCCCATCATCTGCTCCGGCTTGACGAAGCCGTTGGCCGCGACCAGGAACCGGTAGGCGGCGTCCATCCGATCCTTGAAGTTGCCATCGTCGAACTTGCCATCCTTGTCGAAGAGATGCTCCTGCGCCTGTAGCTCGACCGCCTTGGTAACGAACTTCAGCGAGT